AACGTGCACTGCTCGCGGATGAGCCTGGACTTGGCAAGACCGCTCAGGCTATTCGAGCACTTAAGCGAATGCAGGACAATGGCGAGGAAGTATTCCCCGCTCTTATTGTCTGCCCTAATACTTTGAAGATGAACTGGGAACGCGAGTTTGATAAATGGTGGCCTGGAGTAGATGTTCAGGTTATCAAGGGAACTGCAGTCCAGCGTCGTAATCAGTTTGAACACCCAGCGCAGGTTTATGTCGTGAACTGGGAGTCTTTGCGTACACACTCAAGACTGGCACCATATGGCTCTATTGCTCTAGCTCGTTGTATTGAATGTAAGGGTATCGATCCTAGAATCACGCCTTCGCGCTGTGAAGTGCACGAGCGTGAACTAAATACTATTGACTTTAAATCTGTAATTGCAGACGAGATGCACCGCTCAAAGGACCCTAAGTCTAAGCAGTCGCGTGCTCTTTGGGCAGCTACTGGCGATGCCAAGGTACGCTTTGCGCTCACTGGTACGCCGATTGCCAACAACGTTGTAGATATGTGGGCAATCCTGCACTGGATTTCTCCGGAAGAATGGCCTAACAAGACTAAGTGGATTGACCGCATGGTCAACACTATGTTTAACGCATTTGGCGGAATGATGGTTCTCGGTGTTAAGCCAGACATGGAAAACGAGTTCTATGCAGCCATCAACCCGCGTATGCGTCGCATGCTTAAGGCTAAGGTTCTTCCTTGGCTTCCAGAAGTTCTCACTGACCGTCGCGATGTCGAGATGGGTGCTAAGCAGGCTAAGGCCTACAAGCAGATGCGAGAGCACATGATCACAATGCTTGAGGATGGTTCTGGAGTTGTAGGTGACACCGTAGTTGCACCTAACCCGCTGACTCAGACAATTCGTCTTCTCCAGTTTGCTAGCTCGTACGCAACTGTTGCAATAGACGAAGCCGGGCAGGAGCAGATTTTATTGTCAGACCCTTCTTGTAAAGTCGATGCTCTGATGGACGATATCAAGAACGAAGACTTTGGCGATGATTCTGTTGCAGTTTGCGCGGTGTCACGCCAGCTTATTGAGATTCTTAGTGCACGTATGACTAAAGAGGGGATTCCTCACGGTCTAATTACGGGAGCACTAGATGCTGATGAGCGTCAGAAGTCTATTGATGATTTCCAGAACGGCAAGACCAAGTGGATTCTTTTCACTGCTCAAGCGGGTGGTGTTGGTGTCACCTTGACAAAGGCACGTCGCCTTGTTATGCTTCAGAGACCGTGGTCACTAGTTGACTACAAACAGGCTCTAGACCGAGTCCACCGTATCGGTTCAGAGATCCACGAATCAGTACTTATTACTGACTACGTGACCGAAGGAACTATTGAGAATCGAGTAATCGAAGCTCTTGATACTAAGGCCGACAACTTTGAGCAGATTGTCAAAGATAAAGATAACTTGCTAAAAATGCTAAAGGAAGATAAGGTTAAGGCATGACAACTGAACCAGTAAGAATCTCTAACTCAGAGATCCAGACATTTAAGGATTGCCGACGCCGTTGGTGGTTCAACTACTACCGCCGTCTTAAGCCAAAGATGCAGAACTACACCGGAGCACTTGCCCTTGGTTCTCGTATTCACGAAGCTCTTGACCAGTACTACAGCTCTAACATGGAGCGAGACCTACTAGAGATTCACGCAGAACTAGTTAAGTCTGACATTAAGCTGATGACAGATGCCGGCCGTGAAACTACTGAACTAGAAACCGAAGGCGAGCTCGGTCGAGTAATGCTTGAGGGCTACCTTGAGTGGATTGCTATCGAAGGTATCGATGCAGAGCTTGACATGATTTCTACAGAAGAGATTATCGAGCGCCCGATGCTTGATGGCAAAGTTATTCTTCAGGGAAAGATTGACATGCGTGTACGTCGTAAGATTGACGGCGTTCGTATGTTCCGTGACTTTAAGACCGTTGGTGGATCATTCGCTGACTTTGGTTCTACTGCTCACATGAATGAACAGGTGCTAACCTACATGACCTTGGAAGAGGCTCAGAATCAGGAAGGCGAGCGTTCAGAAGGCGGTATCTTTACGATGCTTCGTAAGGTTAAGCGCGGTGCTTATGCTAAGCCACCGTTCTATGACCAGATTGAAGTTCGCCACAATAAGTTTGCACTCCGCTCTTTCTACCAGCGCCTTGAAGGCACACTGGAAGATATGATGCGCGTTCGTGAAGGATTGGACGAGGGAGTGAGTCACCTAAAGCTTGCGTACCCAAAGCCATCTCGCGATTGCAAGTGGAAGTGCCAGTTCTTCGCTATTTGTCCGCTTATTGACGACGGCTCTGCCGCCGAAGCAGCGATTAGCGATGCGTTTGAGTCATCCGACCCATACGGTTATTACGGAATAGAAGAGAAGAAAGGAAGTGAGTGATGTCCGAAGTAGATCGCAGTTTAACATTAATGGTTTATGGCGAATCAAAGGTTGGTAAATCAACTTTTGCTGTTACGGCTCCTTACCCACGCCTAATGCTCGACGTTGAGGGTGGACACCGATTCCTCCCAATCAACGTTAAGTATTGGGATCCAATTCGCGAAGAACCGCCTCAGGCAGACGGTACTTGGGACACAGTTGTTGTCCAGGTTCGCGATTATGATGTCGTTATGAAAGCCTTCCAGTGGCTTCAGAGCGGCAAGCACCAGTTCAAATCACTAATCATTGACTCAATTTCTGAGTTGCAGGTTAAGTGCATGGACAACATTGCAGGAACCGAACAGATGAAGATGCAGCAGTGGGGCGAATTGCTTCGCCACATGGGCGCGCTACTTCGTGACCTTCGCGACTTGACAATGCACCCGACTCAGCCTCTTGAGGCTGTAGTTCTAACCGCAATGGCACGTAAGGGTCAGGATGGCGTATACCGTCCTTACCTACAGGGTCAGCTTGCAATTCAGGCACCATACTTCTATGACGTTCTTGGAGCGATCACAGTAGAAACTATGCCGAATCCAGACCCACTCCAGCCACCATATAAGGTACGACGCATGTACGTTGAGCGCACACCAGAATATGAAGCAGGAGAGCGCGTTCAGGGTCGTCTAGGTAAAGTCGTCGAACAGGGCGACCTAGGCGTAGAGCGCATGCTAGACATGGTCTTCGGAGAGAAGACCAAAACCACAACAAAGAAAGCAGGTTAATACCTATGAGCTCACTAAATTGGAGTGAACTTGTCAAAGATGCTGGAGATGTCTCTAGCTACGAACCGATGCCAGAAGGTGACTACGAGCTAAAGGTCGTAGAAGCTAAGGCAACTAACACCCAGACTGGTAAGACGATGTTTAAGATCACTACCGAAGTCCAGGGTGGCCCGTTCAACAAGCGTAAGGTCTGGGATAACCTGACCGTTTCGCCAGAGAACCCTAAGGCACTAACCATGTTCTTTGTAAAGGTTAGCGCTCTAGGTCTTGGTAAAGACTATTTCGATACCAACCCTACAAACGCTCAGATTGAGCAGGCTCTTCTACACCGCACTTTCCGTGGCAAGGTCATTCAGGACACTTACCAGGGCAGTGTTGGCAACAAGATCAGCACCTACCACCGCACAGCTGCTTCACCGACTGTTGACCCAACTGCAAACATTCCTGCAGCTGCTCCAGCACCGGCACCGGCTGCTGCACCTGCTCCAGCACCAGCTGTAGCTACCCCGTTTGACGGACCTTCTATCAACAACCCTGTTGTAGCAGCTCCACCGGCTCCACCGGCACCACCGGTAGCAGCTCCGGTTTCAAGCGAACCGTTCTAAATAAATAAATGAAGGGGGCATCGAAAGGTGCCCTCTTCTTTTTAAAATAGGAAAAGAAATGAAAATACTATTCACAGGAATGTCCTCAGGGCACACTAACGAGTCTGTGCACTACTCGAAGCTTGGGTTCTTTGGCGCGATGTCAAAGGTAATTTCGGAGAGTCTTCCTCAGCATTCAGTTGACTGGAAAGAGCCTAGTGTTACTTGGACTAAAGCCGATCTTGAAAAGTATGATCGAATTTTTATCGGCGTTATACCGCCTACCAGTCTTTCGGCTAACAAGGTATACGGTGCCTTGCACCTTCTCAATCTAACGTCTGGAGACGATCGAGTATCTCTCGTCCTAGACAACCCTCAGCTGTGGCAGTACAGAACTAGTTTTGCTTCTGTAGCTAGAGATCCTAAAATTTTAATTTCTAAGTTCTACGAAAAACGTAGCGAGCACCGTCTGGTTAAAGAAAATCAAACGCTATTGGAATCTTTCGCAACTGTATCTGCAAAGATGGCAAGCGGTAACTGGCACAAGACAATTTACCCTGGACTACCTTGGAAGTCAGACGATGCTGTAGCTCAGTCTGCTGGCATCTCCACCCGCACTAGTCTGGTTGCCTTAAATCTTGACTCTCACTTAATTAATCCTGGCTATGAAATGCCAGACATGAGAGACAACAACTGGGTAGTTGATAACCCGACAACCGCTTGGTCTAAGAGTATGGTCAGCACTCTAGCTCGGAACGTAGATTCTATGAAGCAGAGCAAAAAAGAAGTAGATGCCGACATACTGG